TAATCAATGAAAATAATATCAGGTCTAAATGACTTCTTAAGTGCAAGTTCGTTAAGAAGTGCTTTAAAGTGTCCACTGTGTGCGCTGGCAGTAGGGTACTCCTTAATAATTAGCTGACCTTGTGTCTTTTTGGCAAGGTTTGTCACCTTACTCTCAAACATGGGTCTTGGAAGGTCAGTGATATCCTGAATAGGAACGTTCAGAAGGTTGGCATCAATACGTTCTGCAATCTTCTCTTCCGCCATCTCACAGGTGATGTAAAGAACATTCTTACCCTGAAGTAGAACTGAACTTGCGAAGTGACACATAAACAAAGACTTACCAACACCAGTGCCAGCAAGTGCAATGTTGAGAGTCTTGTTAGGAAGACCACCCTTCGTAATCTTGTCGAAGAACTCAAGATCAAAAGGTATCTTATTTTCTACTCGATGATATGACTCATATCTCTCTTCGTAATCCTGAAGATAATCGTGTCCAATATGATTATCAAAAGAAACCGCGAGTGCATCCGACAAGATGGAAGGAATGGCATCACGGTTCTTCTTTTCATCCTGCCCATCAGCAATGCCAATAGACTCCATCAGTGCCAAGTAAATGGCACGATCACGACACCACTTCTCAGTAGTGTCAAGCAACCACTGAGGTTCCACTGGTGCATCACTGAGACCACCAATGATTTCACGAACCTCTCTTACTTCAGTCTCTGATAGATCTGTACGGTTCTCAGTTTCGATACTGAGTGCCTCTGGAGTGATTGCAGTGCTGTATTTGACAATGAACTGAGTAATCTCCTCAAAGATAATAGACTCAGTTCGTTGGTCAAAATATGTTTTCTGGATAAAGGGGATTACTTTGCGAGAATACTCTTCATTAAATACAAGGTTACGGAGGATAGTAGTCTCAATTCGTTCCATAAGAATAGGTTTGCTTTGCAATCGTGTCAAGTTTTTCCATCACCTCTGGGGTGAAATATGTGTCAGGATCTTTAAGGATTGCTTTCGCATATACCTTCTTGCCGTCTATCTCATATCGACCAGCAACGTTTTTCCAAAGTCCGCCAATCTCACCAAGTTCAAGAAGACCATAATATCGATCAAGACCACGCTCATCGTAATACAGACGCACTGTAACATCTTGGTTCTCCTTGCTTAAACGCGACTTAGCAGTCTTTGCCTTGATAAGATTTCCAACGATCTCAGTTCCATCCTTTTCTTTCTTCTTAGACAGGTGGATGATAGTAGAGGCGGCGTACTTGAGTCCAGAACCTCCACCCATTTCCTTAGTTGGGACATAAGCACCGATGACATCATAAGTGTGATTAGTAACGATCATAGGGATGTTTGCTTGACCCAACTTAAGAGTGAGCATCCTGAACGCACCTTTAATGAGTTGGGATTTGGTCATGTCCCGAACCATTTTGTCGTTGAGCGTATCAGTGATCTCTTTCTCAGTGGAAAGCATCCCAAGAGAGTCTAACACAAACATACATGGTTTGCGATCTTCTGTTGCCTTTTTCAAATAAACGTCTACCGCTTTGAGTGCCTTGCTTCGGAACTCTTCAACGGTGACCACATTGACAACAACGACACGTTTCAGATCTATCCCACGACTTGCGAGGAGTGATTTATTGACAGCTGCCTCAGTATCAAAATACAGACAATATCCGTCAGGATTAGACTCCAGAAAATTCTTAACCACTGCGAGGCTAAAAAAAGTTTTTCCAGTACTAGACTCGCCAGCAATGGCAGTAATCTTATTGCTAGATACGCCGCCAAAAATACTGCCTGAAACAAGTGCGTTAAAAATGTACGAACCTGTGTCAACATACTGTTCTGTGTCGTCGATGTCTGCTGCAAGTTTGGTGTAGTCATCACCAATCTCTTTTACAATGTCCTTCAAAAAATCCATTATCAATCAAAAATATAGTTCGGGTTTTGGGATTTAAAACTTTCAACCTGTTCTTTGGTCTTAAAGAACTTAAAAAGTTTTACATCTGAATGTCCTTTAAGTTGATACTTCACTCTAATCATAACACAAATCCAAACTGTTCACGGGCAATTTTCTTGTAAGGTCCGCCAGGATTTTTCTCACGGATCTGTTTAATAGTATTCAATTTTTGGTAGAGAGCAGCGTCTCCTCCAATACGAAGAGCACTCACAATAGTGCTAAGTTCCTTGTCGTTAATAGGCAAATCCATCAGGCAAAAAATAGTTCTAGGTTTACAGTTTTTTCAACGTTCCATCCAATCGCATCCAAGATTGCCTTAAGCGGTTCCACGAAACTCTTCTCAAATTGTAGGTCATAGTCAATATACTTGTCAAGACCCAATTCGTGTGGAAAATCCTGGATGAATGAAATCACATTCTCTTGAATGATGTTCGGTTTTTTCAGGTAGAGAAACTTGATTTTCTCCCCATTAGCAATAAGTGAATATTTATTAGTCAGTTTCTTATCCTTGATATAATGGTTAAACAAAAGAGCACCACGAGCATGGATAGGTGTTCCTTTGCTGTAAATACTGGAGTGAGAGTGGTATTTACGAACATCAGACACAGTTCGTGGGAAGGCAATCTGCTCTGGTGGCAGTGCCTTAAATTCAACACGACACTTATCAATAAACTCAATGACATCCTCTTCGGTGCCATTCATCATCAACTTCAGACCATCCTTAATCATCTGCCGACAAGGTGCAGGTGTGGATGATTTGACTGCTTCAATACCCATCACCTTGAGTTTGGGTTCAGAATACTGAACACCTTCACTGTTCCACACGTTGAGAATGTATCGCTTCTTCGCAGTCCAGATGCCACGTTCAGCGATGTTCTCACGCTTCATGATCATTTTTTGTTCATATGCCTGAACGTAATTCGCAAGTTCCGAATAAGATCGTTCGATGAATGGTTCCAACTTGTCTTGACAGACCTTATCCAGTAACTCAACAACTTTTGTTTTATCGCCAGACCTACTACTAAGAAATTTATCAACAAGAGGTCCGAGATTAAGATAGATTGAGTCAGTGTCAGATGCGATGACATAATCGACACTTTCTGTTTGGAGCAGTTTATTTAGGTATCCGTTCATACGGTTCTCGATCCAACGGATTGAGACCTGACCAGAAAGGGTAATCGCCTCCGCATTGGCAAGCTTGTAATACCTGAAATACTGATTCCCAATAGCACCATAAGCACTATTAAGTTGAATCTTACGCGCCATCTGAATGTTGTTACATCTGGCGATCTCTTTTTCCAGTTTTTTGGTAGGAGTTTTCTCATATGCCTGTTTGGCAGCGAGCATCTTCTTCTTATAGATCTTTCGTTCATCGTAGATCAATTCCATCAACTCTGGCAAGAATCCACGAACGTCCTTACGATACATGGCACCATTGGCACATACCGCATTGTCCTTATACATCTCAAAAGTCAGTTCCTCGTTAAGTATCTTATCAACGGTAGCTGATGGATGTCGGGTATCTTGGAGTGTCTCTGGCGAGATATTGTACTGCATAATAAGATGGGGATACAGACTATTAAGGTCAAAACTAACCACCCAATCATACTTTCCCGGAATCGGTTCTTTAACATAAGCACCTGCGTATTTGGAATCTTTGTCCGAACGCTCCTTAGGAGGAATAACAATATTCCTCTTCTTTAGATAGTTATAAATGATCGTATCCCACATACGAACTTGATAGAACACATCGGCATAATTAACCTTTGCATCATATGCCATCGTAATAGCAAGTTCAATGAGTTTCATTTTGTCTTCCAAACGGTCAACAAGTTCCACGTCAATGATGTTATATTCAACGAACTTCTGCCACCCTTTTGTGTAGAAGTCTTTGAATGTATCAAACTCACTGTGATCCAACTTCTTCTGACCCAGTTCAACACTTGCAATGTAGTCCAGACGATAGGACTCTTGGTTTGTATAGGTGAACTTTTTGTAGAGGTTCAGATAGTCAAGTTGAGTGATACCGCCCACATCATAAGAGATATGTTTACGTCCTGCAATGTAAATTTCATCTTCAGTAACAAGTCCCCAAGGCGAAAGTCGCTTCATCAACTTCTCGCCCAAAACACGCTCAAGGCGACGTGAGAGATATGGAATATCATACAGTTCAATGTTCCAACCAGTCAGAACTTCAGGAGTATTATCCTCAATCATCCACCAGTTGATGAAGTCATTCAGGAGTGCATACTCAGAATCAAACTGACGATAGATAACGTTCTGCTGCTTGTTGTTGAATGGTCCTTGACCCCAAGTGCGAATCTGTTTGGTGGTATAGTCTTGAATGGTGATCAGCAGAATCTCTTCCGCCGCTGATTCAACATCAGGGAATCCGTTCTCAGACTTAACCTCAATATCAAGGGTAGACAGTTTAATCTTACTGATATCAAACTTGATCTCATCCTCAGAATACATGTCAGAGATATACTGATAGATGTATCCAGTGTTCCCAAAGATCTTGAAGTTCTCTACACCATCATACTTCTTGACAAACTCTCTACACTCACGGACTGTACCTGGTTTTACAGAGTCAACATTGTCTCCAGTGAGTGTTTTATATTTCGTCTTCTTACTCGTAGGCACAAAAAGAGTCGGGTAGAACTTCTCTCTAGTCATGAAATGTTGTCCATTATCATAACCACGAACCAGGAAGTTGTCCCCGACCATTTGAACGTTGGTGTAGAATCGCATTACTCAGTCTTTTCCAGGTATTTTTCAAGTAGATCCTGTTTGGGATCCGCAATAGTAATAATTTTATCAGAACTAATCATGAATGTGTCCTGATCTGTGTCAGTTGACATCCAGGCACACAGGTTGTGCTCTGCCCAGATTTCATAAGGTTTAGTCAGTCTACAGTCTGGTTCTCCGACATCGGCACCAACTTCTGTAATCTCACTAATCAACCTTTCACTGTTAGTCAGTAGGATTACTTTGATCGTTTTGTCCATAACTCATTTTCTCCAGATACATTTTAACTACACTCTCGACAGGTTCGACAAGAGTTACAACTTGATTTAGGGGAATCATAATCTCATCTTCATCCGTGAGAAGAATCCAACTGGAAAGAGAAACCTCAATGGCAGCAGTCTCTGCATCATCTTCCACCAACAAAGGAGAGTTGATTACAATCTTCTGAGGTTTCTTAAACAGATATGCTACAGATTTCTCACCATCCATGAGTTCTCTCATGTCAGCGATGATTTGATCACCGGTCTGTAGGACCGCAAGTTTGATGCTCATAGTCGTTGTTTTCCTCCAATCATTATACCAATAAAAAAGAGGGGCGTCAACTGGATTGTGCCAGTTGCCCCTCTGCGGCGACGATATTCAGTTTTATTTATGGAGTTGTTAGAAAAATTTCTGCTGCGGGGGGACCATTAGAGTAGTAGACTGCCGATGGTCCAACTGCTAAAAAGAGTCATTGTGGTTCCAATGAAAAGAGTGGCGGCTGTCAGATTCATAAGTCGTCCTCCTAATTGTACATAACTATCTATATTATACTGTATCACTATGATACATTTCTGTATCCGTTGCAGCAAAAATTTGTCAGGATTTAAAACCAATCCTTTCTTTTGTGATGTTCCGGAACAATCTTACCAAGTGTGATGCTTAGTAACCCATCCTCAAATACAACTGATCTAATTTCCGTTTCATCTGAGAGGGTCCAAGATCTGGTGAAAGATCTCTGAGCCACTCCTCTGTGGACGTAAGTTGTATCGGTTTCTTTATCCTCTTTTTGTCCTTCGACAAAGAGTTTACCGTCTTGTGTGTAGACATTGACTTCCTTTTTCCTAAATCCTGCGAGTGCTAACTCAAGCCTGGATTCTACGTTGCTAACTTGAATTAGATTGTATGGTGGATAATTAGTTGTCGTCTCATGCAGCGTCCCAAGACGATCAAAGTAATCTTCCATTCCAATACTGTACTTATTTATACGTTCTATCAGTGCTGGCAAATCGGCACTATGAAACTTCATGAGGTTAGTCATTTTACTTCTCCTTAAAAAGCGAGATTAGATTGTGTGGACCCCGAAGGCATCCACACATATTTATAGCACACTTTCAAAAATCAGAAGTTCGGAATACCCTACTTTGGTTTTTTGGCAGCATCAGAGACTTGCTTATTGGTCTTTGGATCATCAGTCCCAACCTTTCTCATCATCACGGCACTTACTGGATCCAGTCTTCTATAACGATTCGCTCTCTTTCCAAACTCTGGGTGATATCCATTTGGTGCCAACTTTGGCGGTGGAGTATCTGGGAAACCGTTAGGAGATGGTTGACCAGGATATAGTTCTTCATTTACAGAAGAATTACTAGGAGGTGGTAATTTTAATCTGATTGGCATATTCTTCATTTTCAAATCTGTTGGTGGTTTAATATCATCTACATTTCCTGAAAACACTCCACCTGCCTTATAAGTGTATTCACCGCCACCGGCAGCATCTTCTCTGTCTTGGGCACCACCAGCTGTTGTGAAAAATTTTATTAGTGCTGGTGCTCCCATCACAGAAGCATCAGCATCATTTTCAAACACAAAGTTGTCACCAAGTTCAGTTACATGTGGTTCTCCATCTTTAGTAACCTTTACCTTTATACCTTTCGGGTTACCAAGATTATTAAAGGTATTGTGATATTCATCTTCATTAGGACTACTACCTTTTCGATGCCTGTTTGTTGGTGTAGGTCCGCTAGTAGGATTCAGTGTTTTGTTAATTAAATCCATATCTTCTTGATTTAAGTTGTTCCATCTTTCTCTAGGTATTTTAGTTCTGAATAATTCATTAAGTGTATCAGCGATTGCCTGTGCATCTTTTTCTGGAAGTTTTACGTTATAAGGATTTTCTTCAGTATAATTTTTGATTCCCTGCTGCTGTAAAAGGAAATTGGCAAATGTTTCACCAGCATATTTAAAAGTGCTTAACCTCTGATATATCTTTGCCAGTTCATTACCAATCTTATTTCCAAATTTATTAACAAGTTTATTGAATTTGCTATTAAATTTTTTAGTAGCATATCCTAATTTCAACTGGTAAGGATCATCATTTTTTGTTAATTTATCTTCAGGTCCTTCTCCATCCACAGGAACAAAGGGACGAGCCCAACCCTTAGGCATGGTCGCAATTACAAGTCTATGCAAACTTTCTAGGTAACTATTATTGTGGTGATATTGCTTAGGAATTTCCCGCAATCTACCATATTTCTCCCTCATGAGATCCCTATGTTTGTTGTATTGAATAACATATTCAAATTCTTCGTCAGGTCCTTTACCGACACCTTTATCACCCTTTTCTTCTGCAGAATTCTTCTCTTCCCACCAACTAAAATTACCTTTAAACAAACCAGTTTTTGGGTCTATTTCAGCAGTGTCATCATAACTTCCTTTCAGATATCTCTTGCCCTTCCAATAAGTATAATCACTCTCCTCCATGTCGTCACTCAGAGGGAACCCATAGGAGTCCTGCTTCTCTCCAGGATTTGCAAGTATTGATCCAAATCTATCCAATCGCTTGGGAGCACCCAGATCATCCCATGTAATTTTAACTTGTCCAGGTACAGATTGACCAGTATCGGCAGGATTGTAGTACGACTTATCTCCATACTTGCCATAGAGTTTTGGTTTTCCAAACATTTGGAATTTACCTACATATTTTTGGTTTTTTGCAGGATCTGCTTTTGCTTGCTGTGCTTTAATTTTAGCTGCTTGTTCCGCTGGAATAGATGACAACCAGGATTCATATTCTGGACCTTCTTTAGGGACGTAAAATCTGTAATACGATGTATAATGATGTGATCCTGGTTCTGGTGGTTCTGTCTGACCTTTTATGTCAGAATAAGTAGGATAGTCCTTTACTTCATCAACTGAAGGAGTGTAAGATCCAAGAACACTATATGTTTCTTTATCATAAGTCTTCCCTCCTTTGGTGAATGTATCCTTATCTTCTTGATCTTGTTCTGTAGAATCTGTTTCATCATCTTCTTCGTCTTTTTTCTTTTTCTTACTGTTAGGATCAAGAGAAGCAACAGAAGTTCCTAAATTATAAGCATCAGTCGTTTTTCCAAGTTGTCCCGCTGCTGATCTTGAACTATCAATTTCAAGATTAGTAATATCTAAATTAGATTCATAAGCAGTATCACCAGCATCCATGACACCGATAAACAACTTCAAGTTGCCATGATCATCAATATCATCTTGACGCACCGTATAACTATACTTTCCAGTTAAAGGAAATCTTGACTGTAATATGTCTGGTTTGAACTCAGTGGTAACGGGGTTACCATCAGCGTCAGTTCCTTGAAAATTAAAGTCAAGATTGTTTCCATCTTTTGCCATTACAGAAACAATTTTCTGAACCCTACCCGCAATTAAGACAAACGCATAATCATCCATATTAGCGTCCTCACCAGGAACTCCGGTGTCAGGCACTCCTCTATAAGTTACATACTCAGGATCCTCTTCAGTTTCTGTAGATGTGAAGGAATAATTAAATGAGATTTCTTGCCCAACCTTAATAGATTTAAAAGTCCTGAGGAGCATAGAACCTTCATATGGGTCTTCAC